GTGGCGCTTTGTTCCTGTAATGCTGCCAGGGTTCCGATGATGTTTTGCTGTGTTGTGAGCGTTCCGTTGACTTCCTCGCCTGTTTTGCGAAAGTAGGCGGCCTTGACGCTTGCATCGTTGAGCAGGATTCCGAAGCGCTCGATGGGGTCGCGTTCGCCTCGAAAAGCTGAGCCGATGGCGTTGATCGCGTCCTCGACGGGGATATCGGCGAAGGCGCCTAGATCGGCTGCGAGCTTTGTGAGTTCTGTGGAAAAGTTGGCCGCCTCGCGGCCGTTGAGTCCTAAAAAGCGGGCATAAACAGCAAAGCGGTTAGTGGCGTTGATTGCTGCTAGTTCTGATAGGCCTAAGCCTTTGGCGGCTTGCTCGGCCCACTTTTGCAGCTCGCCGGCAGCGCCGCCATAGTTTTGCTGAAGGGTACCGAGGGCAGCTGACAGGTTCGCTGCTTTGCCTACGCCGTCAGCCAGGGCGCTCGCGGCTGCTGTGGCACCTTGCGCGAGTTTGTCGATAGCAAAGGTGGTGACTGCGCTTGATACGCCGGCAGCGAAGCCGGCGACCTTCGCGCTGAAGCCGTCAAGCTCGTCGCGAGCTTTCCTACTGTCAGCGACGATGTCAACTTTGAGCCGCGCGGGTGTTCCTGCCATTAGCTTGCCTTGTTAGTTTCGGGGCCGATAGCGTCGATGATTTCGTTGATGCCTCGGCTGTAGATCGCTACCCATGTCGGCTCGAGCTGCCGGCCTGTGTCAACGATCCAGGGGTTAGGTGCAATAAAGAATTGCCTGTCGATTTTGCCGCGTATTTGTTTGGGTAGTTTTTGGGAGCTGCCAGGCCACCCCCAGTGGATAGCGCCGGCGTAGGGGACTGCTCGACCTACGCCTAGCTCGGCTAGTACCGCTCCGGTGCCAGCTCCTCGCACGTTGGCGCCTACTGTGACGCTGGCGCGTGTCCTGGTGGCGCTTGGCTTGTGAGCGAAAGCGAGTTTGCCTGTTTTGCGGGGTGCGTTGCGGGCCGCTGCTGTCGTTACCAGTGTCGCGATTGTTTGGTTGAGGTCTTTCAGGTCAGCTAGTTCGCCGTTGGCTTTTTTGATTGCCTGGCGTAGCTGTGAAGCTCCCTCGACTTTTAACAGCGGCCCAGCCATCGCTAGGCCTTCGTGATCGTTCCCTCGACGGGGAGCGAAAGCGAAAAGCTGAGCGGGTCGCCAGCTGCGCCGCCTGCCGGTGGTTTGCGGCCTGCGACTTCGCAGGTGAAGGTCACGCCGTTGATATCCATGACAGCGGTGAGCGTTGAGCCTGACGTTGAGGCGGTCCACAGCAGATCGCAAAGGCTGTCAACTTCGCCGAAATCCTGGTAGCCCTCGATTGCGAGCGCGTAGGTTTCCTGGTTGGCGGTGTAGGTGCCGCAGAACGTGCGAACCTGGGTTTCGCTGTTGCTGGTTTCCAGGCGGGCGTTCGAGAGCTGGCATTCATAGTCAACAGCCTCGAGCGACAAGGTGAGCGTCGAGATAAGTACGGGGGCGGGCATGGTTTCAGTCTCCTGTTGGGATTTTGACGGGGTAAGGGATTGTCAGACCTACTGCAAACACATTCGCGTCGCCGTAGCGGGCGGGTCCGATGTTGATTTCCTGGGCGAGCGGGCCGGCCCAGGCGATCAGTGTTTCGAGGTCGGTTTCTAGGTTTTCTACTGATGTCGGGTCAGCTGTTTGAGCTGCTGACATGACAGCGATTTTCAGGTTGTAGTTGTAGCGGGTATGGCCGCTGATGCTCACTGGTTGTATTTCGTCGGGGGCGACGATCACGCAAGGCACGATTGGAGCGCCTGGCGGGTACCAGCGGTACACCTTGTAGCTGGGGTAGAGCTGTTCCAGCTCGAGGGCTACCGCTTCGCGGGCGTCAGCGAAAACAGTCACGAAACTAGGCCTGACGTCGAAAGCCAGGGCGCTAACAGCACGCCGTAGCGCCGTATCAGCACAGTGTTGACAGTGGCCGGCACGTTTTCGATCCAGTTGACCTGCAAGGTGCCGTCGATTCCGACGCCGGCTTTGTAAAGCTCCGAAGCGATAAACAGCGCAGCGGTTACTACAGCGTCAGGCACAGCGTCGAGCGGTTCGCCTTCGCTGTCCTCGAGTGTTACCAGGCCAGCTATGGCTTCGGTCGCTGTCATTACAATGCGGTCGCCTACTGTGGCGTCAATAGGGGCGCCAAGCTGCTGCTCGAGCTGTTCTACTGTGATCCAGGGGTAGGCGAGTGACATGGGTCAGCTTTCGTAATAGTTCGCCGCGCCAGGCGATGAGTGGACCTGGCGCGGCGAGATTTTCTAGGACAGGTCGCAGTAAGCGAAGGCGCCAGGGTATCCCACTGACAAAGCGCCGTAGCCGTACACTCCGAGGTCGATTCCGAGGATCGAAACGTCGACTGCGCGGATTTCGACTGGTTGACCTGCGCGTTCCCACCAGGTAGCGCCGAGGCTTGAGCCTAATAAAGCATGGCCGGCCGGAAGGTCGCGCTCGAGGTAGACAGTGAGGCCGTCTGCGCTCATGGTCGGGGTCATGCTGCCGAATTGTACGCGGCCGTCCCAGAAAGCTGGGCGGTCCGAATCAGCCAGGCTGATCCAGGCGGGCAATAAATCGGGAGCGATAGCCAGGAAAAGCGGGCCTGGCGGGGTTGCTGAAAAATCGAGGGCGCCGATCAAGCCGCTGACGATGTCGACTGGTGACGATGAGCCTACTGTTGTCGCTCCGCCTGCTGCTGTAATGAGGCCGGACACTGCCGCGGCGTTTGTTTTTTGGCCGAAGCTTACCGAAAGCGCCTCGAGGATAGCTGCGACAGCTGAGGGGTCGGAACGGTCGACTGCTTGAATCGAAAGTTCGTTAGCGCCGGCGAAGGTGCGAACGGATACTTCCTCGAGGGTGATCGAGGCGTCATCGCTGTTGACTTCGTCGAATTCGTCAACCTGCTCGTCAACGGTGGGCTTGTTGTCCCAGGCGGGGTAAGTGACCTTCATGCCGGAAGCGGGCAAAGCGCGGTTGGCGATGGCGTTGATGGTTGGGCGGCCTGGGTTGATGAGGCCGACGATTTCGCCGACGTAGGCAGGCGGGACAATGCCGGCGAGGTCGGTGGTGGTTGATTGTGAAAGCGCAGCGCGTACTTCAGCGACGGATAAATCGCCTTTATTTGCTGACGCGATGAGCGACGCGACGCCGGCCAGGTCGAGGCTTTTGTCCGCTGGGCGGGTCGAGT